AACAGCTAACACAACTATCACAGTAGCCAGCCATGCTGGTAGAGCGCTGTTATGTAATGATGCAGATGGAGTGTTTACTCTGCCTAGCATTGTTGTAACAGAGCCTGATGATAAAACAGACCCAAATCAATTATGTAATTTGGGCGCACAATTCACTTTTATTGTCGTAACGGCAGCAACAGATATGGACATCGTAACAGACGGCACTGACAAATTTGTCGGTGGTGCTTACACTGGTATTGATGACAGTGCAGCAGGGAAAACTTTTATTTCTGGTTCTTCCAATGATGTTATTACACAAAACGGCTCAACTAAAGGCGGTTTAGCAGGAAGTATTGTAGTAGTTACTGCAATGGCAAGCGCTAAATACCATGTTGCAGCACAGTTACTTGGTTCAGGAACTTTAGTAACACCATTTGCTGACGCTTAATAGGGGGTAAATTATGGCTGACGCAGTAGCAACACAAACCATCCAAGATGGTGCGCAAAAAGCTATATTCAGATTTACGAATGTGAGTGACGGTACTGGAGAGAGTGCCGTCACCAAGATTGATGTTTCTGGATTAACAACTAATCCAGTAACAGGAATGTCTTGTAGCTCAGTAAGTATTGAAAAAATCTCATTTAGTAATATTGGTATGGGGGTCAAAATATATTTTGATGCCAGTACCGATGTTTTAGTCATTCAGCTTCCTGCTGATTGGGCTGATGAATTTGATTTTTCTGAATTTAGTGGGATTCCTGATAATGCAGGAAGTGGCGCAACTGGAGACATCCAGTTTACAACTGTTGGTCACAGTAGCGGTGATAGTTACACTATCATTATGACTGTGGTTAAACATTACACCAACCCAAGCTAGGAGTTACGATGTCTAAATACAAAGTAGTTCAGAATGGAGAAAGAGTGCCTAGTGGCGAACCAATCTTTCAAGTCGCAACGACAGTTAAAGGTGAAGACATCATTGTTGATGCTACCCTTATGACCAAGAAAGAAGCTCAAGCGGCTATGAAGGCTCTATCTCCTGCTAAAAAAGCAGTTAAGAAAAAAGCTAAAAAATAATGCCGCTTAAAAGTGGGCGTTCTAGCAAGGCTATTTCTGGGAATATCTCAACGCTAAGGCGTGAAGGGTATCCTCAGAAACAAGCTGTTGCTATAGCCCATTCTAAAGCAAAAAGAAAACAATCAGGAGGGCAGACTATGCCAAGTTATTACGATTCTAAATCTAGCAAACCAAAGTCAACAAAGAAAAGACGATATTCCAAAGGCGGTGCAGTTAAAACTGATGCCTATGGGAAATATACTATTGCCCGTGGCAGTGGTGCAGCTAGACCACAGAAGTTCAGAAAAAATGGTTAATTAGATGGCTATTGCAACCACCAATGATTTCAATCTCAATATAGGTGAGATTGTTGAAGAAGCCTATGAACGAGCAGGTTTAGAGGCTCGTACTGGCTATGATTATCGTACTGCTAGACGTAGTATCGATATGATGATGCTTGAGTGGCAGAATCGTGGAATCAACTTATGGACAATAGAAAGTGGAACACAGACTTTAACTGCTGATACCGCAACCTATACTTTGCCTGATGATACGATTGATTTAATGGAAATGCATTTACGCTTGGATGTAGGAGATAGTTCTAGTCAAACTGATTATCAATTGACCAGAATCTCTCCAACACAATATTCAGATATACCCAATAAATTACAAACAGGACAACCAACACAAATTTGGATTCAAAGATTAACAACAACCCCACAATATACTCTTTGGCCCGTACCCGATGATACGCAAACCTATACTGTTGCTTACTATCGTATAAGACAAATTTATGATAGCGGTACACCCGGCAGCAATAATATGGATGTTCCTAAAAGGTTTTTACCTTGTTTGGTTTCTGGCTTGGCTTATTATATAGCCATGAAAAGACCAGAAGTTACTGACAGATTACCTATTCTTAAACAAGAATATGAAGAACAATGGCAATTAGCTTCTGAGGAAGATAGGGTTAAAGCGAATTTTCGTTTTGTGCCGTGGATATCTTATAATTAATGACACAGTTTGCAGAAGGTAAATATGCTTTTGGATTTTGTGATCGTTGTGGATTTCGTTACGATTTAAAAGAGCTAAAAGATGAGGTTGTCGACACAAGACTTAGTGGGTTCTTGGTTTGTCCAGAGTGTTTTGATCAGGATCAGCCTCAATATCAATTAGGCAGAATGCCTGTTGATGATCCGATTTCTTTGGAGAACCCAAGACCTGATAAAGCTCAGGCAGAAAGTAGGCGCTTATATGCGTTTGATCCTATTGGTGGTGGTGTCACTGCTGTTGGATCAAGAACAGTGGGTCTTGATATGCATGGTAAAGTAGGAATGCTTAAAGTAACAACGAGCTAAAGGATAATATTATGATTAAAAAATCATCATCTTTAAAAGATAAAAAAGCAACCAAAAGCCCAACAAAAGCAAAAGATAATAAAAAAGCTGTTATTGATTTTGTAACGAGAGCAGAAGAAGGTGAGCCGTATTTTGGAATACAAATTACAAAAAAGTTTTCTACAGGTGGTGCTGTTGAAAACCATAATGATCAGGTAAAACGAAAATATGGTGGAGGAAAGTTATAAAAAACAATGACTTATGCTGAGTTAAAAAATTTAATACAGAACTATCTCCAGAACAGTGAGACCTCTTTTACTACTTATCTGCCCGATATGATTAAGCAGGCAGAGGATCGTATTCTTGAGAATGTTCAATTGCCTGTATTTAGAAAGAATCAAACAGGTTCTTTATCTTCAGGAAATGAGTATTTAGGTATTCCGAGTGATTTTTTAGCACCTTATTCTCTATCCTATACAGCCAGCAGCAATCAAACATTCTTAATGAACAAGGATGTAAACTGGATTCGAGAAGTATATCCAAACAGTTCTACAACAGGTGAGCCAGAATACTATGGCATATTTGATAATGATTATTTTATCGTGGCTCCAACGCCAGATGCCGCTTACAATGTGGAGTTGCATTACTTTTATAGACCCGCTTCAATAACTGCTGGCGGTGATTCTGGAACAACATGGCTATCAACGAATGCTCCATCAGCATTGCTTTATGCTTGTTTGCTTGAGGGGTATGTGTATATGAAGGGTGAACAGGATATGATGTCTGTTTATAACACAAGATATGAATCTGCATTAGGCAGGCTTAAAATATTGGGAGAAGGCAGAGATAGAACCGATGCCTATAGATCAGGACAACTTTAATTCTTCTAAAAAAATGGAAGACAAAAACATTGCAATTGTTGCGATGGGTCAAAGCCAACTAGATTTTCATATGAGTCTTTCTCATAGTCAGGAATATGATGAGGTTTGGGGCATTAATTCCATGTGTGCAGTTACTAAGTGTGATCGTGTGTTTATGATGGACCCTGCTTCTCGATTTTTTGATACCTTTGATGCAGGACCACAAACTCAAGTAATGAGAAGAATACTTCCAAGACTAGATATTCCAATTTATTCTTGTGAACTAGATAATAGGGTTCCAGCGATAGAGTTATTTCCCCTAGATGAAGTTGTTAAAGATTTGGGCTGTGCCTATTTAAACAACACGATTGCTTATGCCATTGCATTTGCTTTATGGAAAAAGGTGGGCAAGCTCAATCTTTTTGGAGCAGACTTTGCTTATAAGTCGAATGTTTATTTTGGTGAATCGGGCAGAGGTTGTTGTGAATTTTGGTTATCTAAGTGCATGGATGCGGGTATGGATGTTTCTATTGGCGCTCATTCTCCAATACTAGATACCAATATTCCTTTAAAGGAAAAGCTATATGGCTATCATAGACTTGATAATCCTCCTGTAGTATATTTAGAAAAAGGTGAATTGGTAGTTGGGAAACTTTCAGAGGTCATAGAAGAAGAAAAGCCTTCAGGAATTTCAGGAAGACAAGATATTAGTCCGCCAGAACCAGATAAATACTAATGGAAACAGACTCTTTTACAATATCAGTAGGCGATTTAGGCGTAAAGACTACAGACAATAGGGGTCATTCAGTAGAAGAAGTCGCTGAAATGGCGACAAACAAATTAGTTTCGGTTGCAGATACTGCTCCCGATCCGATTAAAGCACAGGCACGGGCTTTTAGGAATGCGTGTCATTTTATAATTACCTACTACATGAAAGAGGCGATAAAAAACCATATGTGTACGATAGGTAATCAATTGGAAGCGCAAGGTCACAAAGACTTAGCAAATATTATTAGGAGGCTATAATGGCTATAACACAAGCAATGTGTACTTCTTTCAAAAGTGAGCTTATGCAAGCGGTACATAACTTTAAAACGACTGGAGGTAATACCTTTAATCTGGCTCTTTATACCAGTTCTGCAACCATGAGTGCTTCTACTACAGCTTATAGCACCAATCAGGAAGCAACTGGTACAAACTATACGGCAAAAGGTAGTGCATTAACTAATGTCACTCCAACCACTTCGGGAACCACTGCGTTTACCGATTTTGCTGACTTGACGTTTGGTACTTGCACAATTACAGCAAGAGGCTGCATGATTTTCAACGACACAGCTACAGGTGATCCTGCGGTTGCAGTTTTTGATTTCGGTGGCGACAAAACAAGCACGGCTGGTAGTTTTACCATATCTTTCCCAACCGCAGACGCAAGTAACGCTGTTATTAGAATAGCGTAAGGGCAGCTAATGGCTGCTATTACGGGCTGGGGTCGCAGTACATGGGGTTCTGGAACATGGGGTAATCCCGTACCTGTTGAGCTTACGGGCTTAGCAGGCACAGGTGCTGTAAGTTCTTTAACCATTACAGCAAATGCAGATGTTGCAGAAACAGGGGTAGCGGCTACTGGTGCGGTAAGTTCGCTTACTATTACTGGTGTTGCAAATGTTTCGGTTACAGGATTAGCTGGAACTACTGCTTTAGGCACTGAAACGGTTAGTGCTGATGCTAATGTCGCAGAAACAGGTTTAGCGGCAACAGGCGCGGTTGGCACAGTTATTGCTAATGGTGTAGCTCTTGTTGGCGTTAGCGGAACAGCCTCCACGATTTCCCAAGGGGATGAGACTGTAACGGCGGCTGCCAATGTTTATCCTACGGGATTAGCGGGCACAACATCGTTAGGCACAATAACCCTAACGACTAATAATATTATATCAGTCACTCAAGACGCTATGACAAGCAGTCTGGGTGATATAACAGCTTCAACTCATGTGACTATTGCAGTTACAGGATTATATGGAACAGGTGAAATAACTGGACTTTTAGTATGGAGTCCGGTTGTTCCAGACCAGACACCAAACTGGTCAGATGTTGGCGCTAGTCAATCACCTTCTTATTCAACTATTAGCCCATCACAGTCACCAGACTGGAAAGATGAGGCAGCTTAATTTATTATGAGGAAACAATATGGCAACTTATGTAAACGATCTAAGACTTAAAGAAATCGCTACGGGCGATGAATCGGGAACGTGGGGCACAAGTACCAACACGAATTTAGAGCTTATTGCGGAAGCATGGGGCAGTGGTTCAGAAACAATCACTGGAACTTCCCATACCATTACCATAGCGGACGGCACCTCAGATGCAGCCAGAGCCTACTCTCTTACTCTTGCAGGATCAATCACTGCAACCAACACCGTAACTCTCGCACCGAATACCGTTAATAAAACGTGGATTATTCAAAACAGCGCGGGTTATCAAGTCACTATTTCTCAAGGCACAGGCGCTAATGTCGTTATTCCGAATGGCGGAATCAAGATGGTGGTCGCTGATGGCGCAGGTTCAGGCGCTGCCGTAACCGATGTCCTCGATATGACAGGCGGTACAGGTAATATCGGTTTAGGCTCTGGATCATTAGGCACAGCCATAACCACAGGAACAGACAA